TAACTCTCCATATGATAATTATATGGGGCGAGTAAGTGGTTCTCAAAATTTGTTATCTAATCAATTTTTAAAATGCAGACCAGTCGCTTCTAAAGAAGAAGCTAGTGCATATCAAATTGATTTAGACGGTTCTCTTTGGGTCTTTACTGATGTTGGGAATGGAAAAATTTATACTAAACAAGTAAATAATGATGGAACTGCATCTTTTAAAACATATGCTTTAACAAAAGATGAAAAACCGCATGATCAAAATGATTATGTTACAAAAGAAGAATTTAATAAAGTAATTCAAGGATTAATTGCGGCATTGCCACCTTCTGAAAAACAGAAAATGGCAAATGGACAAATACAAAATAATACAAATGGTTATCAACAAAATGAAACATTAATGAATTTTGGGTAAGGAGAAATAAAACATGAATGTTAATCCAATGCAATTAATTCAAATGATTAAAGGCGGTCAGAATCCTCAACAACTTATAATGAATATTCTACAACAGCAGAGCAGGAATAATCCTGTTTTAAATAATGCAATGAATATGCTACAAAATAAGAATACATCTGGATTATAGATGCTGGCTCGAAATCTTGCCGCACAACGCGGGATAGATTTTGATAAAGAGTTTACAAATTTAAAGAATCAGTTACAATAAATTGTAATTTAACGTCATCTTTGGAAAGTAAGAGGTAAAATTATATGTTTAATAATAATGGCTATTCTTTAGCGGACATCGCCGCAGCAACTGGTAATGACAACAATGGTGGATTTGGTTTCAATGGCGATGGCGCCTGGATTCTTATTTTGTTTATTCTCATCCTCGCAGGCGGATGGGGTGGTTATGGTTTTGGTGGCAATGGCGGCGGCTATGGCGTGACAGCTGATGTTCAAAGAGGATTTGATCAGAGCGCTGTTATTGGCGGCTTAAGTGGAATTGCTAGCGCTATCAATACTGGTTTCTCCAATGCAGAGGTTTCTCGTTGTAATTCGCAAGCAAATATTCTTCAAACCTTGAATAATAACCAAGCGAATTTATCAACTCAGTTAAATACTATTGCGATGAATCAGCAAAATTGTTGCTGTGAAAATCGCGCAGGATTAGCTGATCTGAAATATACAGTAGCGACTGAGGCTTGTGCAGATAGAGCAACAGTTACTGATGCTCTCAGAGATGTAATTGCTTCTAATACAGCTAATACTCAAGCCATTCTTGATAAGCTTTGTCAGCAAGAGATTGACACTCTTAAGGCTCAGAATCAAGAGCTTCAGATGCAGAGCTACCTTGCTAGTCTTGCGGCTTCGCAGAATGCTCAGACGGGTCAAATTCTGAATGATAATGCCGCGCAGACAACTGCTTTACTTAGAGCTTTAAATCCGGCTCCGATCCCCGCATATGTTGTTCCTAATCCTGTTGGATGCAATTGTGGATGGAATAACGGATGCGGATGCGGATGTAATAATAACGGATTTTATAATTAATAAGGAGGTTGCTTATGGCTAGTTATGTAACAACCGCCGATTCATTGGTGGCATTAAATGGTACTATTCCTTTTAATAGTGTTTCTATTCCATGCAACAAGGGGAACGTTGTTCCTCTTGTCCCTGGGATTCTTAACTTAAATGGCAATACTTCTAATCGTTTTGCAAGATATGACGTTACTCTTCAGGCTAATATTCAAATTCCTGAAGGCGGGGCAGTTACTCCTATTGCTGTAGGAATTACACTTAATGGTGTGGTAATTCCAGAAAGTGTTGCTATTGTGACACCAGCCGCAGCAGAAGATTATTGGCATGTTAATACCACAGCTTCTGTGACGGTGCCTTGCGGATGCTGTTTAACTGTGTCAGGCGCATATGTAGATGGGACAGAAGATGATCCAGCTACAACGCCAACTCCATCTATTTTAGTAAGGCGTGAAGCTTCATTAACAGTGACAAGGACAGCATGAGGAGGAAAAAGATATGGCAACAGAAGCTTTAAAAGCAATGAAAGAACAGCTGATGAGCTGTGTTCAAGGGCAGCTTGGAGATATTTCAAAAGTAGATGCTCATGAACTTGGCGAAGCAGTTGATATGATTAAGGATTTAGCAGAGGCTATTTATTATTGTACTATCATCGATTCAATGGAAAAGGCTGATGAAAATAAAAATCAAGGTGAGACAAATATAAATTATTATACAACTCCTAATTATAATTATGGAATGAAGATGCAGTCTCCTTATCCTGATTATAGAGACATGGAGCGGACAGGCGGTTATATGTATTATCCTACCAGTGGTAATGGGGGAAATTCAAACGGAGGCTCTAACGGAGGAAACTCTAATGCCAATTCAGGTAGAATAAATTATTATACTGAAATGCCTGGTGTTATGGGACGTGATCCTCGTGAAGGCAGATCTCCGATGCGCCGCCGCATGTATATGGAAGGTAAAGAAATGCATAATGATCCTAACTCTCAATTAAGAGAATTAGAATCATATTTACAAGAGCTTTCTAGCGATATTACCGAAATGATTAAGGATGCGTCTCCCGAAGAAAGAACAACGTTACGTCAAAAAATGACTGCGCTGGCTAATAAAATTTCTTAATGTTTTTAATAAATAATACATATTGGAAATTAGCATTTGTTTCCCCAGATTATCCTCTTTTACGGAGGATATCTGGGGAATATTCTATAGGTGCATGTGATAATTTAACAAGAACTATTTATATAAATGAGACGCTAACTGGAAAGTTATTAAAAAAAGTTCTTTGTCATGAAATCACACATGCCGCAATGTTTTCTTATAATGTTTAGCTTACTTTTGAACAAGAGTAGTTAATAGCAGATTTAATCTCCACATATGGAGAAGAAATCGTTTATATAACAAATAAAATTTTTACTAAATTAGAAAATATTGATTAATAAAAATGAAAATATTAGAGATTAATCTATCTCTTTAAATATATAAAAATAATAAAGGAAGGAGATAGTGCAAATATGAATAAATTAGCTGCCATAAGAATTGTTTATGAAGATGGCACATATTCTGATCCTATACCAATTACGGCATTAATGAAAAATATTCAATGGAGTGAGTCTAAGTCATTATTAGATGTTCTTGGAGAAGATTTAAATGATGATGGAGAAAGTGTCAAAGATAAATTTGATCGATTAAAATCTCTTGTAAATAATATAATAACTTTTATAGATAATATTCCTGAATGGACAAAACAATCTGAAAAACCTACTTATACAGCTTAGGAAGTGGGGGCGTTGCCTGTAAGCTCAATTGACGAGACATTAAAAATATAGGGGGCAGCCGCCGATGCTAAAACAACAGGAGATGAAATTAATTCTTTAAAAAATGGTATAAATAATATTGGTACTTTATCTGATTTAAAGACTGAATATAAAGATGATTTAGTTGGTGCAATTAATGAAATTAGTGCTATTTCAGCTATTGATGAGGCTGAAAGCGCTAGGCAAGCCGCGGCAGAGGCAGTTTCTGCGGCGACAGAAATAACCAACAGATTAAATGAAATTTAGCCTACTTTAGATGAAGTACAAGAAGTTATAAGTTCAATTTCTTCTCAAACAAAAGCTAGTAAAGATGTTTTTGGTATAGTAAAGATTGGAGATAATTTAAATATTTAGGACGGGGTTTTATCTGCGGACCCGCCTGGAAGTAATATTGATATTGATTCAGTTATTAATTCTACTTCAACTAACCCTGTGCAGAATAAAATTATTAATGCGGCATTAGAAAATAAAGTTAATAAAGATGGCAATAAAGTATTGTCAACTAATGATTATACTACTGCTGAAAAAGATAAATTAAATTCTTTAAAAAATTATAGTGAAATTACAGGACAGCAGATAGCTAGTGGGACAGACACTACAGCAGGTGTTATATCGCCAAGTATATTATCAGATGCTATTGATAGTAAAATTACTAGTGCAATAACTGGATTAGTAGCTCCTGGGGCGGCTGTATTTCAAACTACTGTTAGTTCAAATGATACTATTGTAAATGCAAATTATAAAAAAGGATATTATTGGGTAGTTGCCGCGGAAGGAACTTATATTGGACAATCATGCGAGGCTGGTGATATGATATTTTGTATAAATGATAAAAATACTGCTTATAATGTAAATGATTTTACTATTGTTCAAAATAATATTGTGGCTATTTCTAATGCAGATATAGACTCAATTGCAATATAAAGAGGTTAAAAATGGGATATTTAAATAATGTAGGTCTTGAACATTTTTGGAGCAAGATTAAAAATTATGTACAAACTTATGTTAATTCACATATGCCGCCAGCTGGGATAGTTTCACATGTAGGAATGATTATTGAATCAACTACTTTAGATACAATGCAAAAAGTTATTAATGTTTATGGCGGAACTAGTTGGATTCAACATACGGGATATTTTTTACGAGGCGCATCTAGCGGCGTTTCAGCAAACAGCACTAATACAGATGGTGGTGAAGATAGTGTTACATTAACTGCCGCACAGTCTGGTCTGCCGAGTCACGTGCATTGTGCTAATGATGATACGAACCAGCTGTTTCAGTTAAGACCGAATGATCAGACAACCGCTGATACTGGCGGAAATTTAAGTGGCGATGGGTACCTTTTCCCTAGGTCGAAAATCACTGGATGGGGAGCACCGCGTAACACTGGTCACAATGAGACTCAGGACGCCACAGAAGCGCATAATAATATACCACGATATAAAAATGTTTATATATGGGAGCGTGTAGCATAATATATGATAAGGAGGAAATATTATGTCTGAATATATAAAAACTGAATGGGAAACAGGTGATGTAATCACTGCTGAAAAATTAAATAATATTGAAGATGGTATTGATAAGATTGCTAATGGAGATTTCCAGATTGAAGGCACTGTTGACAAAAGTACTGGTTCGATTACCTATAACACCATCCGACCCGGACTTACGGCCGAAGATTTTATTGGAGAGACGGTTCATGTGTCCGGATATGCACTGATTAATTACGCCGTTCCGTCCGACCCGTCCGACGATACTACTGTGAGCCTGAGCACAAGTAATGGCGCCAGCCTGTTGTACAACCGGGTTACCGGGGCGATTACCGAGGTGGATGAGAGCGAGGGCGAAGGAGGATCGAAATGAACACAGTAAAAGCATTAGATAATTCATCAGGGAATAAATAATTATGTAACAAAAGGAAATAAAAGGAGAATTTTTTATGGCTACAAAAGATAAATTATATGCTATAAAAGTAAAAGAAAATGGTACAAATACATATTCTGAAGAAATTCCTATCCATGCATTAGCAGATAATGTTGAATGGAACAATAATGACTTTAATTTAAGTATTAAAGAAATTTTAGGAAATGTAGAAACAACAGGCATGAAAGATGCCAATGATAATATTAATGATAAAATGACAATACAAGGTCAAATAAATCTTCTCAAAAATAATAAATTAGATAGAGACATTTTAGATAATTATGTTGAAACTAAATTAAGAAAAAAAGTAAATGAATGGTTAGATCAAGAATTAGAACCAAGCACAATATTAAAAACAGATAATTTAGTAAATGATGATAACCAATCAATTAGAAGTAATCAAAATTAGACGATTATTGATGGAAAATTTTATCCAGTTATAAAAGATAGTATGGGGCAGTTAAGTGTAAGTGTTCCTTGGGTAGATACTGACACCCTTCCAGATTTTCAAAATGTTTGGAGCGGGACATGTTCAACTGAAGCAAATACCGCAATTAAAGAAATTACTTTAGACCATCCAGATAATTTTAATGGAATACAAGAAGGAACTATTATTGCGGTTTATTTTGAAAAAGGTAATACTGCGTAGTCTCCAAAATTAAAAATTAATGAAGAACAAGGTTCCATTTATTATGCAAATGCAGACACGATTAGAAAAATGGATGGAACATTGGAAGCCGCATGGTATACTTTTACACCTGGCTTAAAATTCTTTGTTGGTTATAGAGTAGGCGATTAGTTAGCTTGGTTATTAACCACTATTGATTATTCTTTAATTTCATATATTAATAGTCAGTCAATGACAGATGATTCACCAGAATTAAAGGGTAATCCCACTTTACAGAATACTCCAGATGGGAGAAATTTAAAAAGTATTGTAAATGTTGATTTTGTAGAAAAAAATACTTTAAAAGTAACTGGTTTACAATCTAATAATAATCAAGAAGTTACCGCTCAATCCTTACCTGATACATTACAGGATAATAGACAATATCCTATAATTAAAGATAGAAATGGTATATTAAGTGTTAATGTTCCTTGGAAGGGCAGCTCTGATAGTAATAATATTTGGACTGGTTCTTGCACTACTGAAGCAGAAACTGCTGTAAAATAGATTAATAATTTACCTTCTGATGATTTTTCCATTAAAAATGGAACGATTCTTATTGTTTACTTTAATAATGGAAATTCTACAATACAGCAACCGCAATTAAGAATAAACAATAATGTTTATGATATTTTATATCCAACTAGTGCAACATAGGTTGAGCGCGTATTAACAGATACTCCTAGCGTAATTAGAAATTGGGGAATTGGTTTAAAAATATTTGTATATAATGAAAATAAAAATGGTTGGATATTACTGCCTGATATGTTTTCTATTTTTTCTTTATCAAAAGGAAAAGCTAATGCTAATGATGCTAAACTTACAGGTACTCCTACCGCACCCACCCCAACGAACGGAGACAATTCAACAAAAATAGCAACAACAGAATTTGTTCAAGAAGCAATAAATTCCACTTTATCAACGAATGAAAATAATATTGCTAAAGAATTTAATACTAATACAACTTATTTAGCGGGAGATTATGTTCGATATAACAGGCAACTTTGGAAGTTTATTACTTCTCATACTCCTGGAGATTTTAATAGAGATCAGGTCATTTTAGTTTCCATTACTGATAATTTACAAAAAGTTGAATAGACACTTGATAATATTTTAGTGGAAGGCACTGAGTCTACGACTTGTAAAAATACAGGGGTTTTACAAAATTTTAATAATAGCAATTTTAGTAAAATAACAACTAGTTCTAATTTAATAACTTTCAGAAATAATCTTAGTGAAAATTATGATCCTGCTAGAATTGTTTATTATACAAATAATAATAGCATTGGAAATTGGTTAATTGGTTTTAAATATAAAATAGATACAAATCCAGATATTAGACCTAATAGAGATTATTATCCTTGGTTTACAACTTTAACCTCATCAGGACAAGAATCAAAATCTCTTTCAGTTATTGAAAATGAATGGATGGAAATAACTGAGTATATTCCTAATACTAGATTATCTTCTATAGATTTACATATTAGTAAAAATGAAAATGTAAGTTATGCAGATAATTCTACTTTAGAACTTTCAGTTAAAGATTTTTATATTTATAATTTAAGTGAATAGGTTGGAAATAATATCCGTTTTAGAAATTATATCGGATAGGAACAACAGAGAAATTATCAAAGTGGTACAGTAACATATCATTCACCAAATCCATATCTTGATACTACACTTTCTCAAGAGGGAAAAGTCCCCGATTCTAAAACTGTCGGTAATACCATAACTAATATGCTTCAATTTGCTTATCCAACAACAATTGAATGGTCTATGGGGCGAGCTTCAAAAGATTATCAAGAAGGATAGATTGTTATTAGTGAAGGAGTTGTATATAAAGTAAATGCTCCTATTGCTAAAGGTACTAATATGGGAGAGAAAATTACGCCAGTTACAATTACAGATGCGGCTAACTATGTTATTACTTCATATGTTGGTATGATTATTCATTCTACAACTCTTGATACCGAATCTGCTGTTAAAAAAGTTTATGGCGGAGACCATTGGATTCAGCATATTGGATATTTCTTACTTGGTTCTAATCGAGTAACAGGTACTGGTGTTGAGGGTAAGCATGCTGATGGCGGTGCGGAAAGTGTTACATTAACAGCGGCACAATCTGGTCTGCCAGCACATGATCATCCAACAAGACCGCCTGGAGAGCCAGAAATGGCAGTGGTTCTTAGACCGACTGGTGATAATTCCACTGCGGAGGCAGGCGGTGCCATATCTGGTGAGGATAATTACTATCCGCGTTCTAAGAAACCCGGCTGGGGTGCTTCAACTAGAATAGGAGCTTGCACAGCACAGGGCGCGGCTGAAGCACACAACAACATGCCGCCATATAAAATGGTTTATATTTGGGAACGAGTATCATAATTGCAATAAGAAAGGAAATAAATTATGTCTGAATATATAAAAACTGAATGGAATACTGGTGATATTATCACCGCGGATAAATTAAATAATATTGAGGATGGAATTGCTAACATTTCTGGTGGAACTAAAATTATTGATCTTAGCAGTATCGAAGGTCAGGAACTCAGTAGTGGCGTATTTTATCCATATGCAGAAGGTTTAACCGATGCGGATTTGATTTACAGCTATATTCTTTGGCACGGATCAGACTAGGGTAGTGAGGCTTGGCCTATACTGATGGCTCGTCCAAGGCGAGCTGGTAAAGAAATAGCGGCAATAGGGCTGGGTTGCTTAAGGATGGAAATGAAGGACGGATCATTGGCTGCTAGTGGGAGAGCCTTAACGTACTTTCCGTCATCGAAGAATGACTACTCAATGAGCGGGTTCTTTATGCCTATCTTACAGGCGTAAGTATATCATTAATACCCTCGTAATTTATTCCGAGGGTATTATTTTATTCATTCACTAAAAAATCTTTTTCTATAATGAAATTGATATAATATTAAAAATGATTTTAATTTAAAAGATAAAAAGGAGACTTTATAAAATGAATAAATTAACAAATATTCGTATTATAGATCAAAACGGATCTCCTTCCGAAAAATATCCAGTATCCACAGTTGCAAAGTAGGTCCTTCTTTCAGAAGGATCTACTAAAACAATTGTAGATACTTTTAATGAAATATAGAATTCATTAGATTCACTAACAAATGATAAAATTAATAAAAGTGATTTTAATGATGAAAAAATATAGTTACAAAATGCAATAAATACAAAATTAAATATTGATGATTTTAATAATTCATCATTAAAAACAACTGATTTACAAGATGCGGCAACCGCCGCTACGTATGAATCAGTAACCGCTACTAATATGGAAAACCGCCAATACCCTATTGTAAAGGATAAAAATGGTAAATTATCTGTGAATGTTCCATGGATTGATACTAATAGTGATTTAAGTGGTAATAGCAAATTAGGCCAAGGATATGGAACGTGTTCAACATCTGCATCGTTGGCAGAAAAAATAGTTACATTATCTGAATATTCAAAAATCAATGGTGGTATTGTTTCTGTTTATTTTTCTAATAAAATAACTGGAGATGCATCATTAAATATTAATAATACTGGTGCAAGTCAAATTCGTTATCAAAATAAAATACTTGAAAATGGAGTTATTTTAGCTAAAGATACTGTGACCTTTATTTATGATGAAGGTAATGATTATTTTAGAATAATTAGCATAGATAGAGATAATAATGATAATACTATGTATCCATCTATGTCCGAAGAACAATCAAATAATTTAGTTTCTGATACGCCTTATGTAATATCTCCTAAAATTTTAAATACTAAAATTAACAAAACAGTTGATGCTAAAAAAATATCCGCAACAGGTGATGGATTAGTTACTTTTAGTATTAATTAAAATTTCAAGAAAGGAGGATGATTATTCAAAATGGCAGAATATAAAATGCATCATTTTACTATAAAAGATAGTAATAATACTTGGGAAATAGTAGATGAAGCAGGAAGAAGTAATGTTGCTAAATAGTTTGATATAAATACTTTATATCATATAGGTGATTATTGTAGATATAATGGAGCATTATATCGTTTTACCGCAGAGCATCCATATAGATCTTGGAGTGCTTTAGATGTTGAAGAAGTAGCCTTAGCAGATTAGTTAAGTAATATAAAAGATGATATTAAAGAAACCGCAGTTAATGAAATTCAATCATAGATTGGTTAGATAACTTCTGATTGGTTAAATGAAAATTTAAAATTTGCGACTGGAGTGGTTGATGCAAGTTTAAGTTTAAATAATGTGGCGGCGGATTCCGCAACCGTAGGAGCCAGACTTGAAGCTTTAGACTCGCAAGTTGGTTATAATACAGAAAATATTTCTAATTTACAAGAACAAACTGGTTTATTAGATATTGCATTAGGCGGAAAAGTTGATAATGGTTATGTAGAAGATGGTGTCGCTTATTTTACAAGCAATGGTGAAACACTTTTTTCCATTACTGGTATAGGCGGCGGAGGTCAAGGAGGTGGCGGTTCCTCAGGAAATAATGCTGTTATTATCGCCACAAATACGACAGGATGGATATCAAAAACAATTAGTTATGGTTACGCATGTAACTTGTCCTTTAATTGGACATCGCTTGAAGATGATCAACCAACAGGATCTGGTTCTATGACGATTACAGTCAATGGCACCGCCAAGGCAATTAGAACTGTCCAACAGGGAGATATAACAATTAATATTACTAATTATCTCTCTACTGGCCAAAATATCGTTAAAATTAAAGTTACTGATATTTATGATAATAGTAAAACACTTAGTTTTAGTATTACAATGGTAGCATTAACTTTAACATCTTCATTTAATACTGAATCACCTTTCACTGGGCCTATTACATTTTCATATGTACCAACAGGTAATGTAGAAAAAATAGTTCATTTTATTGTAGATGGAACTGAAATAGGCACTCAAACTACGAGTGTATCAGGTAGACAACAAACATTTACAATACCCGCACAAACGCATGGGTCGCACACTCTTAGAGTATATTATGAAGCAACAATCGCTGAACAAACAGTATTATCAAATGAATTATTTTATGATATAATATGTATAGAAGAAGGAAATAATACTCCTATCATTTCTTCTGTATATAATCAAGATGTAGTTACACAGTATACCGCCATTGCTATTCCATATTATGTTTATGATCCTACAGAATTAACTGCTGAAATTATTTTAAAAGCAAACGGCAATATAGAATCGATTCTTACTGTTGATAGAACACAGCATATTTGGACATATCGTGCTATTGAAATGGGTGAGTTAACACTTACTATTCAATGTGGTAATACAACAAAAACATTTGTTATAGACGTCACTGAAAGTGATATTTCTGCAAAAGCAGAAACAGAAAATCTTGCTCTACATCTTACTTCTCTTGGTAGAAGCAATAATGAAGCAGATCCATCTATTTGGAAGTATAATGATATCGCTGCGACTTTAAGTAATTTCAATTATGCTTCTGATGGTTGGGTATTAGATGACGAAAATAATACTGTTTTAAGAGTTACAGGTAAGGCTGAAGTAGAAATACCTTATCAAATATTTGCTGAAGATTTTAAATCAACTGGAAAAACTATTGAGTTTTAGTTTACTACAAGAGATGTTAGAGACTATGATTCAATTATTGTAGAATGT